TCACGCAGCAACCTGCTCCGTGCGTACATGTTGCTCCAGAACACCGGCCATCCCGAGAAGGTCTGACGGTGCCAAGTGGGCGTACCGAAGCGTCGTCTGGATGCTCCGGTGACCCATCCACTGTTGAACCCGGCGCAGGTCGACCCCGCGCTGGACCAATCGGCTGGCGCAGGTGTGCCTTAGAGTATGGATGACCACGTCGTCAAGTTTCAGCGTCGACATGACGCGATCCCAGTGTGTGCGCAGCTGTCCATTCTTCGACCGGAACATGCGGAACGGACCCGGGTTGTCGGGGTAGCGCTCCTTAATCGCCCGAAGCTCGACCTTTGCCCTCTCCGAGAGCGGCAGGGTGCGCGGCGGGGATTTCTTGTCCTTCCAGTAGGTGACCGTCGACAGGTCAGGACCGAAATCGCCCCAGCCGAGCCCGAGCATGGCCGAGAGACGGCCCCCGGTGTCGAGAGCGAAGATCGTGAAGGCGCGGACGTCGTCCATGGCGAGGGTCTGCATCAGCGCGAGGATTTTGACCTCCTCCTCCTCGGTGATGAACCGGGTGCGACCGATACCCTCTTCCAAGAGCGGGACCTTGGGGGCACGACCGAGCGCTCCGATCTCGACAGCGGCGCGGACCATGACGGACATCGCAGCCAGCTTCCGGTTGATCGTGGCGTTCGACAGTTCCTCGTCGGACAGGTGCGAGATTATCTCGTCGTACTGGTAGCGGGAGAAGTCCTTCACTTCGAAGGAGCTGCCGAGGATGTCGACGCACTGCTTTCCGCTCTGGATCAGCGTCTCAGCAGAGCGCTTGAGCTTCCAGTGGGTTTTCTTGACGTGCTCGAACAACTGCCCGAGGGTGACGATCTTGTGACCGCTGTCGGATCGACCGTTGCTTTTGCCCGGGATCGGCCTCCCCGTTTCGAGAGCCGCCTTGACGTCGATCTCCCATTTCTTGGCGTCGACCTCGTTGTCGAAGGTCTCGCGGTATCTGGTGCCCTTCACCATGAAGTCGGCTTGCCACGCGTCTCCGCGTCGTCTCACTGCCATTCGTCCTCTCCTTTCGAGGGTATTGATGGGGTTATGCTGCTGCTACGGCCCCCGTGAGAGCCGTGATGAGAGACGAGCAGACGGCGCGACCTTTGGCCGTCAGCTCAACTCTTTTGGTCCGCCGATCCAGCGGGTCTTCGTAGGCGCGGAGCAGGTTGTGCCCCGGCTGTCCGCCACGGTGGGTCTCCCCCAGTGCGGCGATGTTGCGGCTGATGGATGCAGAAGACAGCTCGGTGCTCTGAGCCAGCTCCTTCATCGTGATGCCTGGACGGGCAACCACCAAGAGGAAGAGTAAGATCGTCTGGGCTTGCATCTCTGGGTCGAGCTTTCGGAACTCCTCGACGATGGAGATGAGGCGGCGGACGTTCTTATTGTCGGACATGCTGTTCGCGACGTTCGGTATCATGGTGGAAAAATCCCTTCTTAATCGATACAGATGAGAGATTATTTCGTTAGCGAGATAATTGCAACTACCCTAGACGTGTCCTGATCAGGTCCACTGGGTACGCCTCGGAGTTGCCGATAGTGACGACCGGAAGGCCGAGGTCCCGAGCCCTACTGGCGATCCATTTTTCTTCCTCTTTCAGGTCCTCTTCCGGGTCGTAGAGGAGCGAGAACGCTTCGGGATTGGTCCTCTCATAATACGTGAGGATTGTCTCATAACCTTTTGGAACTTCTATGCTTGCCCTACCACCCACCGAAATAGTAAAGCAATCGTCCTGCCCCGCATTGAAGCGGCTCAGACCGCTCGCGAAGAAGTTGATCGTTTCCGAAACACAACGGCAAATGAACATGTCTAGACGCACAGGCAGGGATGTCATCAGCTGCCCCAGTATTGGATGGATCATTCTTTCTTACCCGGATAAAAAACGCTACATACGCGAAACTATTTCGCGAGCGTTAACGAGGACCCCCTATAATCCACAGCAAATGTATAGGCAATAGGCTGCCCTTAACGGTTGCTTAAGAATTTGATTCGGGGGTCCTCTGCGTAGTTACGCTGCAGCCTTGAGGTGGTAGCGAGCGTAGCGCTGGCCGGTGTGGTCGAGCTTGTTCTCGGCGATGATGGCGACACCCGCCTCTTTCAGCTCACTGATGCGCTTGGCCAGCGACCGGGCCCTAAGAACACCCCCGGCCTCAATGGCGGTGAGCGACCCTTTCGCCTTGAGGAGGTCGAGGACCTGCTTGGTCTGCGGCGGGAGGCGATCCATGGTGATCTTCGGACGGCGCTTGTGAATACCGAGGTGCGAGACGTGGATGTAGGTCGTGCGGTGGTAGCCGTCGAGGACGACCAGCGGCGTTTCCATCCCGGTCTGCACCATCGTGCCCCTCATGCCGACCTTGATCGCCGGGTCTGCGCCCTCGGGCAGCGACATGATCGTGAAGCGCTGGCCGATCAGGCTCGGGCGGACCTTCTTCACCCTGGCTCTCTTCACGGTCGGGTCCGTGGTCCAGACCTGCAGGTCGTTGTCGAAGATGCCCCAGCCGAGATAGTGGCCCGAAGCGTCCTTGGTGGCACCCGAGAGCATTTCCTCGGTCACCGGGCTGTAGATGTCGCTCCGGTGGAGAGCCCAGCCGAACTGAGCGCCGACAATCAGGACGTCGTGGAGGTTGACCTTGATGGCTTCGACCGGCTTCTCGCCGTAGCGCTCGGTGTCTTTCTGACGGAACCAGAGCTTGGAACCGATAGCGAGGGAGCGGAAGGTTTCGATAGCGGAATTCTTGGACATGTGTGTTTCTCCGTTTGTCAGGATGTTGGGTTGATCAGGCTGCGGCGACGTTGAAGCGGTGGCCGGATACCTGCCAGCACTGCTCCATGCGGTTGAAGTTGACGCGAAGGTTCGTGCCGAAGGTCGAGCCCGGGAAGCGATTCCGGTAATCCCTGAGGAAGGCAATCGCTCCACTGCGGGAGAGGAACTGTTCGAATATCGAGATCATGCGTTATGCTCCTGTGATCAGGGCTGATGAGGTTGAGATGTCAGAGAAGAAGATCGAGATCATGCGTTATGCTCCTGTGATCAGGGCTGATGAGGTTGAGATGTCAGAGAAGAAGATCGAGATCGGCGACGAGGTGGTCGTCCGTGGCGAGGTCGTCTGGATCGATGAGGACGGTGTGCCCCGGGTCCGCTTTCAGCGAGCCCAGATGCCAATCAGGATCAGCGCGACGGTGTTCGAGGGTGTGTCGAAACCGCCGAAGCCGACTAAGCCGAAGGTGCGGGTGAAACCCGTGAAGGGCGTTCTCCCCGACTAGAGGAGACTGAGGAACACGAGCAGGAAGAGACCGCAGATCGTGGCCGAGCCGACCGCGTGCCAGACGCCTCCGCGATACTGCTCATCCTCCCAAGGTGTGAGCGGTGGTCGATACCCGGGCTTCATTGCGACACCGCCTTGACATGGAGCCATGCGCAGAAGGCCGAGATAACGAGGAGGACGACGCCGATGTGGGCGAGGACGGTCTTGAAGAGTTCGTCGGTCATTTGATCACCACGCTTCCCCGGCGACCGGCGAGCAGCCGCGCCACTGTGATTGCTTCCTTGCGTTTTGCGTACGGGCCCCCGACCGGAGTGATCCAGCCGGGAGTGACATGCGAGATGAGCCATTTGCCGGTGGCATCCTTGCTGAGCTGGTAGAGCGACATATCAGTGGTCCTTCCTGCGGAACTCGGGGCCGAAGACGTGGCCGTTCGGGTTGCCGTTGTTCTGCTTGACGTGCCACTCGGGCGGGTTCATCAGGCGTCCGCTGCCGCCGAGCCAGTTGTGCTCGATGAAGTAGCCGGTGACGACCGCAGGGCCGCAGCGGTTGATGGTGACGACGATCTCCTCGCCGATGGCCGGTGGCGGTTCCTTCCCGCCCCACTTGAGGACCTCGGGGTTCATCACCCGCCCGTCTTCCCAGATCGGAGCCTCGTAGGCTGGCACGGTGTCGAGTTCTCGGTAGGACATCACCAGACCCCCTCGACGAGAGCCAAGGTCGCCGCGTTGTCCGAGCAGTCGGAGATCACGTCATCCTCGTTGCCGTGGACGAGCCAGACCGACCCGATCTACTCGCCGCTGGCGAGCCGGAAGCGGAGCGTGGTTTCGTCGGTGGCTGCGACTTCTGCGGTGATTGCCTCGTAATCGTCTGCCTTGACGAGCGCCCACTCCTCGCCGTCGTAGACCGAGACGAGATAGCCGAGGGCGAGAGCCTTGCGGATGAGAGCGCCGACGATGCGTTGCTCGGTGCGGTTCATGTGCTGCGGAAATGCCATGGTGCTCACCATTGGTCTGCAGGGACCGACGAGACTTTCGCGGCCCGGTTGATGTCGAAGGCGACTTGGGTTTTGCCGAGGGCGACCGCTTCGCGAGGTGCCTCGTAGGTGACAACCACGCCCCCGGCTTTCGCCATGGCGCGGCGACCTCGTTTGGATCGAAACCACGACCGGAGTTGCGACTTGCTGCGGCACCCGAAGTGGTAGTCGTCGGTCTTCCCCTTCATGAAGAGGTCCGACAGTTCGGTCCCGAGTTCTTCCCCGGAGTAGGGACTTGGGTGGTAATAGGCCGACCTGCAGCCCGCCTTGCGGTGTGCGTCGTGTTCGTAGGCCAGCCCTGCGCGGAAAGCCCCCGCCCCGTCCGTGTGCTCAATTCGATAGATCAACATTCGTGTCTTCCCCTCCCCAGACGACACGACCCGGCTGGAGGTGCCCGAGGTCGTGCCGCTGGTGGAACTGTTGCGTTAGTGTAGTGGTTAGCCCACGACGAAGCCCGAGGTGTCGGCCTTAGCCGCCTTCCCCTTGGCATAGAGACCGACGATCACCCGTTGCGGATCGAGGAAACGCAGGTCGGTCTGGTCGCCGTCGATCACGTCGCGGCAGGTCTCGCCGCACTGCACCAGCTTGTCGACGAAATAGTCGCGGAGTTCCTTGGTGCGGTAGACGACAGCCATGTTCGCGCCGGTCTCTTGTGCGGCCTTGGTGACCGCCTCGGCATAGCGCTGGTTCGCACCGCTGTAGCTCAGGACGAGCTGGTAGTTGCTCGGAAGCTGGCGATACACCCGCTTGTAGACCTTGGTGTAATCGTAGAATTGCACCTCGGGGAACGCTTCCATGATCGAGGCGTAGCGGTCAGAACCGTATTCTGTGACGCGTTGCCCTGCCGCGTTCAGGTTATGAGACACCCACGGGATTTCGACCGGGTGAGCCACTTCCCATTGAATGTCGCTGGTGCCGTTCAGGCGAACCGCTGGCTTCACGCCATGCTTTGCGCACCACTTGATGAAGCGCTGGACGTCGCGGACCAGCTCGGCCATGAACTCGGCCCGGTTGGCGAGGTAGCGCTGTGTCTTGGCGATACGCGCCCGGTTGATCGAGGAGAAGACTTGCGCCTGACCGGAGTTAACCAGACACCCGCCGCCGTGGTTCGGATCGCAGCCAGCTTCCGTGGCCATTGCGCAGAGGTTAGCGCCGCCAGCCATCTTGGCCGGTGCGAGATACATGATCGCGGTTGCGTATTCGGACGCCTTGTCGCCCTTGACCGTCTTAGCGTTCAGACCGGCGATGATGGTAGCGGACTTGAAGACTGGGGTGCCCGGCATGGGTCTTACTCTCCCCTAGTGGAATTGTTACGGCAGTGAAGCGGACAGGACACACCTGTAGCGGTGCATCGGCTGTCATTGGCTGGAAGCGCAGATTTCACCCTGGCCCCCAACTAAGGACAGCGCCTTAGCGGTAGTTCGGTTGCTTCCGTTGTTCAGGACACGGTTTGCTTGTCCCGCAATCGCTGGTCAGCCTCTAAAGCGCACCGCGACCCTTGGCTGTCCTGCTCGGAAGAAACCACTGGCCTTGGCAGCGGTGACCATCCTTTTGAGCGGATGCGGTTAGATCGTTCGGTCGATGCGCCGCCTTGCTAAGCGGACGATTGCCGTTCATTCTGTGTCCGCTGGGGGTTGACCGTGGTGGCCGACCAGAGCGGATCGTAGCTTGTCAAAGAACTCAGAGGCCCCACCATGTTCGGCAGCCGCTGCATCGAGCCTTCCGGCCCCACCCCCCCCGTTCGGCTAGGCCGTTCGTCTGGTGTGATTTAGTTATCGGCATTTCGTTACACTACTGCAACGGAAAAAATTGATGGAAGGGCAACTTTCTTTCAAACCCTTGATTTCACATACCCATTTCTTGGGTTCCGCAATGGCATAATCGTTACGCCAATGCAGACATATGGCAAGTGTAACGGTCTAAATCGCAGGAAATATCGAGTCCGATCAATGGGTTACGAGAGGTAAGCCAGGGCCTAAACCGTTGATTTGCGGGAGAAATCGCCTCTGGACGGTATCAGGAACGCGCCATGCGATACGCGCGGTATAGAGCACACGTATGGAACCCGGTTCCCTGCCCAGTTCGGACCATGGTTCCGTCGACCGGATCGCCGCCGGTAATGCGCCGCTGGGTCAAATTTTGACATTCTGGCAGTTAGAGCGCGCTAATGGATCGCGCTCCTGTTCTCGAAACGAAGGGTATTGCCGCTGTCGCTTGGATGTGAACGATTGAGCGACTATCGTTCAACCTCAGTGAACAAAAGACACCGATGGGCTGAGACGCGCCGGAACATTCGGCAATGCCTTGGTTCCTGCCACGGTTCCACCCACGCCAAACCCTAGCCAATCCATGCGTAACGGATCTAACATCTAATCTGCCCTACTGATTTCATTGGGCTTTCGCCTTCGCCGCGACAAATCAGCGTGACAAATGCCATCCGATAGGCCGCACAATGGCCCAAACCGCAGCGAAACCGAGGGGGGCACGGGGGGGTAACGCGCCCATCCGCTAATCTGATTGGGTGGCTCAGAAATTTCTACCAAACATTCCGGGGGGCACTTAAGCTGCGTTTCAGATATCCGCACGGGGGATGATTATGCGGTACATTGCTGCGACCACGCTCTTATTCGCTCTAACGCAGGTATCGCACGCTACGGACGGGTCTTTCCTGTTGAACTCCTGCAACGAAATGCTGAGGGAGAGTTCCGGTGCAGAAGTCGGTCAGTTTCAGGCGCCCAACACACTGCCTTCGGGATTCTGTTATGGTGCAATGGCAACGCTCCAGCAACTTTCAAGTATCCAGTGGTCCGGTGATAGCCAACCGATGCTGAGCCTGTGTGTACCTTCAGCGGTGAGGATGACTCAGTACGCGCGAATTGTCGTCAATTACCTTCAGGCACATCCAGAGAAACTACACGAAGAGGGCTCTTATCTCGCTTGGGCGGCTCTTCGAGAGGTTTATCCGTATTCTTCATCTTGCAAGAGATAAGACCAGAAATTCTACCAAACATTGCGGTGCGTTACAGATGCACGGCCTTGCCTTTTGACGCTGATTGGGCAACATCCCACGTCGGGGACTGGCTGCACAGGAGGGGGCGGTGCTTTACTTTTTCATCGGCGCATTAATCGGCATGGGCCAGATGCTATGGCGCTTCATTAGGAAGCCCTTCGACATGAACTACCCGGTTCAAGGCTTTGCCTTCGCGGCGGCCTTAGGCGCGGCTAGCTATGGAACGATCTTGTGGCTGATATTCGGATAGCCTGATGAAGAGGACACACATCACTCTCGCAACCACCATCGTTCTCACCATGGGCCTGACCGAGGCTCACGCCATCGACGGGAAGCTCCTGTCGGACTGGTGTCGATCCCAGGACCCCGAGCTGCTGACCTACGTGTCGGGCGTCGTCGATACCCTGCTGGAGGGCTCGGGCCCGAACACCGAGGCTTGCCTCCCGGGCTCGACCTCTCGGATGGAGATCGTCGAGCAGACCTGTCGCTGGTTGAAGGAGAGCCCCGAGAACCGGCACCAGAGTGGAGCCAAGGTGGTCCTCGGTGCACTGGAGTTTGCCTACCCCTGCAAGCCGTAGAGAGGGACCAATGAGCCGAACATCTTATGCATCGCTAATAGTCATCGGTCTGATCGGAGCTACGATTGCGTATCTCGACCTCATGGACAACTCGACGGTAATCTGGGCGGGAATTATCTTTTCTGCTGTGGTGTTCGGAAACAAGCTCGAGGAGGCGCAGCGTGAGATTGCCTCGCTACAGAACCGCCTCGAAATAGCCGAGGGTGAAATCTCAAGGATCAGGCTGGACCTCTAGAGGCTCTTGCTTCCTCAGGAAGGGGGGGATTATCTCCTCCTACCCCCTCACCCGGGTATGGACAGAAGTCTCTCAGGTGGGGCCTCTGGTGTCCACCGAGGTCTACCCCTTGGAGGATGTCTCTCAGGTGGATACCCTAGTTACACTAGAGTTCAACCCCCAGCGTACCTACTGTTGCCCCTATTCGATCAGGTGTCTCAGAACCACCGAGGGAGGTCGTCAGACCGACCGAGGACGGTCTCCATGAACGAAGCCAGCTCGGCATCCAACAGCTCCTGCTTCCGATCAGCCACGGCCTTGTCGGTGTTCCGGGCCAGGAACTCGTTCCAGTAGGCCACGGCTCCTGCCAGAGCGTCCAGCCGGTCGTCGTGAGCCAGAGCGCCACGCTGCCGTGTGATCCGGGTCATCTGGTAGAAGAGACGCATGTTCTTCATGTCTTCCTGCCCGTAGGACGTAGTGGACGAATAGTCCCACTCGACCACAGAGGAGCAGACGACGAGCCGGTGCTGGTTCATGATCGGTTCGAGGGTGTCGATGATCCGAGCCTCCTTCTGCACCTTCGACCACGCCGCGTCTTCGATGGTGACCGGGTAGTGCACCTGAGACTTGGCCCTGAGGAGCTGGGCGAACATGCCGTCGCCGAAGTTCGGCTCGACGAGGATCAGGTTGACCTTCTGCTCCTTGGCGTCCCTGAGAATGGTCAGGAGCGTCTCGTCGGAGTAGCCGTCGCCGCGCTTGGCGTTGATCTTCGTGGCGAACAGGATGCCGTGCAGCATCTTGACGACAGACCACGAGGTTTCGTCCTTACCGCGACCGGAGGGGTCGACGAACATGACGGAGCCTTCCCAGTCCACCCAGTCCTTGGAGATGAACATCGGGCGGTAGTAGCGATCACCCGGGAGGCCAACCATCGGCAGCTGCTCGTAGGTCAGATCGGGGGCCGAAGACCAGACGACCTCCGCAGGTCCCTTCCCCGGGTTCAGCCCCATGACGATCAGGTCGGAGAGCTTGAGCGGGTACTTGTCCTCGTCGGAGAGGCTGGTATCGAGCATGAACTGCAGCGAGAAGCCTGAGCGGCCATAGGACAGCTCGCGCTCGTCGAGGTCTTCTGCGGTGAAGCGCTCGGGATCGGTCGGACGCCCGACCAGATCGGGATCGCGGTCCAGCTCCCTGACGAGCATCGGTGCCAGCCGTGCGCCGTACTTGGCCTGACGCTCGGGGTCGGGGTACCGGGCCGTCCAGATGCGGACCTGATAACCACGGTCGGGCAGCAGGTTGTAGATCGACTGTTCGGACTGGGGCGTACCGAGATAGATGATCCGGCCACCGGGCTTGAGAACGGCGTCGAACTCCTTGATCTGCTCGGACAGCTTCTCACGCTTGAGATGGGTGTCGGAGTTGTTCGGGACTTCCACGTCGTCGGCGATCAGGACGTCAGCGCGGGAACCGGCGATCTGCGAGGTGATTCCGAGCGACTTGACCGAAGGAGCGTGAGAGGCGCGAGCCGGTCCAACGTCGAACGAGACCTTGGAGCAACGCTGGTCTTGACCCGGGCGCAGATGCGCGAGAATGTCCATTTCGAAGATCAGGCGCATCGTGAAGGTCGAGAAGTCGTCCGACCGCTGCTTCGACGCGGAGATCACGAGGATGTTGAGCTGCGGGTTGCAATAGAGAAGCCAGCAGACGAATGCCGAGGTGACCCAGCTCTTGCCCACGCCACGGAACGCCTCGATCACCATGCGCTTCGGGCCGTGCTGCAGGTAATGGGCGATGTCGTACTGAACCTTGGTAGGCTTGGTCAGGTTCAGGTGGAGCCAGACGAGGTAGAGAAAGTTTCGGAAGTCGAGAAGCGGATCAGCACCGCTCAGGGTCGTGCCTGATTTCAGGCCGTTGATTTGCTTGGTCATTCACCTTGCGTGTTGGGAGGGCACAGCTTCGCCCACCGCTGGCCCAGGACGAGCGCGGACAGGCAAAACGATCGATGGCCCCGGGCAAGCCCTAAGCTCGCCACGGGACCGCTATGGAATCAGTGGACGTGAGGGTCTTCGTACTCTTCGCCGCCGAACGGGAGTTCACGGTTGCGGAGACGCTCGACTGCCTCGTGGGATGTTCCCGGCTGGAGCACCGTGCCGGTGTCCTTGAGGAACTGACGGACGACGTTCAGGGTCGCCGCGTCGGGGGTCACTCGGGTGATCTCCCCGGTTTCTTTGTCGATGACAGCCTTGCCCTGATCGAGGGTCTCGGCGAGCAGCTCCGCGAACTTGTCGAAGAGCCCGTCCATCTTGGACTTGTCAGTCTTCATTCTTGCGATCTCTCATTCGCTGGATGGTTTCGATTGACTTGGAGAATATCTGGATGAGGAGCCAGACGAGACCGAGGATCGGAGCGATCATTGCTGCGGTCTCTGAAGCAGTCTGTAGCCAAGGCAACCAAATCGGGGTGGTGACAGCCGAAGCCGCCACCGCCGTCGTGGTGTGTTCCATTGTTCTTTCTGGGGTGAAGGCCCCACGTTCGAGCGAGGCCATGGGATTACAGGTTCCTAGCCCAGAGCCAGAGGCTGTCCACCTGTTCAGGCGGAAGGCCGAAGTGGCCGCTGAGTTCGGAGATGAGGGGGTGAAGGCGTTCGAAGATCGAAGCGTTCTTCCATTCGATGAGACCCTCGACATCACCCACGAGAGCGTCGTCGATCTGAGCCTCGGTGATGCCTATGGAGTTGAGCGCGAGAAGGAGCTGACGCCGAGACAGCGTGCGCAGAAGTGTTCGCATTTCCTCCACTGTCGGAGGCACATACGGCTGCACCGGGAATTGCGGGTTATCAGTCAGCCACTTGCGGATCGTCGGATTGAGGCCGAACCGGTCATCCGGGTGGCTGCAATATTCCGTGTCGTAGGTATCCCCCTCCATGTCGGTGATGTTGCAGTGGAGGACGAATACACCCGGATCGTTCGTTGCGGTGATCGAGGAAACGGAATTGAGGACAGGGATACGGGGGATGGTCGTCATTATGCTACCCTCTGCATGAGAACTGTATAGCCGCCGTTGGTAAACATCCCACGCGACCGCCATGTGCCGGAAAGGGCAGTCCCGGTCCCAGAGGTCACATAGATCCAGGACGAGCTGTCAGCCAGCCGCACGGTCGAAGAAGCGTTTCTATCAATCGATCCCACGTCGTCGCACAGAACGAGATGCCCAATCGGGAAGCTCGTCGTGAGATTGCTCGTGGTCGTGGAGATGTCGAAGGCACCCGGCTCGCCCTGAGGACCCTGAGGACCAGTCGCCCCAGTGTTACCTTTGACGCCTTGGATACCCTGAGGACCAGTGGCTCCGGTGGGACCCTGAGGGCCGGTAGCGCCGGTCGGGCCTGTCGGACCCTGCGGACCCGTGTCGCCCTTGGCCGAAACCACAGACCAGTACGACGGTTGTCCACTCGGGGTCCGGTTCGTACCAGCCAAGATGCAGATATACGACGAACCAGCGTAGGAGACTACGTCATCAACGAAGTAGGCCGTGGTCGAAGAATAGGCACCACGCCAATTCATGCCCTGAGTGCCCTGCGGACCAGTCGGGCCGGTCGGACCCTGAGGACCAGTCGGACCCTGAGGCCCCTGCGGACCAGTGCCACCAGTCGGACCTGCGGGACCCATCGGGCCAGTTTCCCCGGTGATACCCTGAGGACCTTGGATGCCCTGAGGACCGGTGTTGCCGGTGTCGCCCTTCGGGCCAACCACGCCCTGCGGCCCCTGCGGACCTTGGAGACCCTGCGGACCACGCCCGAACGTAACGCCGGTCGACCAAGCGCCGATGTCGTTGGAGAGCTTCCAGTAGACGATGCCCAGCTCCGTATCGATGAACGAGAAGTTCTTCGGCTCGGCGTCGTAGGCGGATCGGTCGGCGGTCAGGCCGGATGCGTCAGGATCGAAGGTCTTGCCTACCGGGCCTTCCGGTCCCTGCGGTCCTTGCGGACCCATGATTCCCTGAGAGCCCTGCGGCCCCATGATCCCGGGAATACCCTGCGGCCCCTGCGGACCTACGATACCCTGCGGACCCTGCGGACCTTCAAGACCACGCGGACCAGTCGGGCCAATCGGACCCTGCGGGCCTGTCGGACCCATCGGACCAAGAGGGCCCTGTTCTCCGGTCGGACCCTTGTCGCCCACCGGACCCTTCGGCATGTCAGCCGAGGTGAACGGGCGGAACTGGCCATTCTCGTCGAAGCCGAGCACCGTGTTAGCGCGATCTTCGATAGTCGGGAACTGCAGGATGACACGACCGGCGTCGGTATCGGGAGCGGCCAGCGTGTTGGCGGTGGCGAGCGTAGCTTCGTCAGCAGCTTCCTGCGCGGAGTACATCGCCTGTTGCGCCTGTCGGTTCAGGTCTTCGGAGCGAAGCGTCGAGCCGTCCTCGATCTGAGACAGGAGTGTTGCGTTCGGCGTCTGCCGCTTGATCGTAACGAACTTCCCCTTGGCCGGGATGGTCGTCAGTGTGATTTCGTTCGTCCCGGTCCAAGAATAGGAGCCGGTTTCAACGCCATGGACGAGAACCTTGATGTGATCGCGGGACAGGTACGGGAAGTTGAAGGTGAACTTCTTTTTGACCCCGTCGCCCAGATAGACGACGAAGGAGTGAATTACAGCTGCCATTTTTCCTTGAAAAGAAAGAGAGGGCCGAAGCCCCCTCAGTTGACATTAGTTGCCGTCCCGAGGTGCGAACTCGGGCAGATCGCCGATGAGGCTGTTCAGAGCCATGACCGGGATGACCATGTTGCCGAACGGAAGCATACGCGGGATTGCCCGGGCTTCCTCCTGAGACCAGCCGTCAGCGCGGAACAGGCCAGCGATGGCCCGACCTGCTTGGACGAGATCGTCGATGCCGCCAGTCGTCGGGTTGCCGAAGAGCATGTTGCTGACCTGACCGGTCGTGCGGGTGTGCGAGAACACCGCGTCCTGGCCCCCGGCGTACATTGCCGTGTCGACCAGCATGGGAACGACGGATGAGACGCCAGCTCTCGCGAAGGAGGCTGTGCCGATCTTGTTCCACGTCAGCCGCTTCTCGGCCCAGTCGTCGTCTCGGCCAATGGATTGCACCTTGGTCTGAGCGACGTAAGCAGCCCCGGCCATCGCCATCGTCCCGATAGCCGCGCCCAGAGCGGGAGCGTCACGGAAGTGGAGCGATTTGAGGGTCTGCCGGGTGTAGGCCCCGACCATGAACGACCGGAACTGCATGAGCATCTTCGCCGCAGGGTGCGACATCCATGGGATGAGGTTCCCGATGTCGTTCCGCTGGATGATCTGCTTGGTCAGCCGGTCGACTGCGCCGAGGAATGCCTCACGCGCTGGCTTGTCGGTCCAGTTGTCGAAGTGAGCCCGAACCACCTTGTTCCCAGTGACGAGGCCCTTGGCGTATTCGAAGTTTCCGGGTTCGCCGAACATCTTCATGACGCGCTCGGCCATCTCCGGTTCCAGCCCGAGGTCCGCCAGTCGAGCCTTGGACAGGCCCTTCCCGCCCGTAGCCGCCATATCAGCGAACTTCTGGACGACCGAGGCTGCGGTCCAGCGCTCCAACATGACGTTGGCCTGACGCATACCGGAGGCTTCTGCGGTGACGTTGTTCATCTGGTTCAGAGCCCGGTCGACCTTGTCCCGCCAGCGTCCTGCGCCCTGCTCGACAACCCCGGTGATCTCGTCGATCTGGTAGTTGTTCCGATGCAGGAGCCGTTCGGTTCCCACGCCGAGCCACCTTTCGAGATCGTTCGCGAGACCGGACTTGAGAATCGTCTCCCCGTTCTGGCCCATCATGCGCCGCACGGCAGGAACCTGCGACACCGCCGCCTTGAACCCCAGTGTGCCTACTGTTGCCCCAATTTCAGAAATCTGGGCAAAGCCGACTTGGTTCATGATTCGGGTAAAGTTCATCTTCCGAATTGCCCGAGACCACCAGCCGAAGTCGGTATTCTCAGCCGACGAAACCGGACGACCGCGGATTGAGCTGTAGGCCATATCGAGGTTCGCGATGTCCTTGTCGACCTGCTCCTTCGTCATCTTCCCTTCCGAGATCAGCTCAGCGCCACGACGACGGACGAGCTGCTTGTAATGATCGAAGTCCTTGTCGCTCCTGAAGCCGTTGATCAGCAGATCGCCATTCGACGGGTCCTTGAAGCGGTAACGCGACAAAGCAATCGCGCCCGACATGTGCCGAGCGTAGGAAAGGAAGTTCGTTGAGGCGTCCCGGTGGATCAGGTCCTTGATGCTGAGACCTTCCTCGTCGATGGTGCCGTCCTTGCGGAGCGGAGCGTCGAGCGCGAAGTCCTCGGCTAGAAGCAGCCGGTGCTTGGCCCGGGCATCACTCCCCGCATCATCCTTCTTCTTGAACCGGTGCAGAACAGCGTCAGCGTCGGCCCGAGAAAGTCCACCGTCTTGCGTCAGGACCTCCAAGAGGGTCTCGATGTCGTCTTCGCCCATTGCCCTCACAGCGGCATCGTCGAGCCCGTGTGCACGGTTCGTGATAGCCCGGGTGAAGCCCTTGGACAGACTGCGGATCAGCTCCTCTTCCATGTCGGCGTTGGCCTTGCGAATGGCCCCAGCAATCAGCTGCTCGACCGTTCCCTTGGAGTACTCCTCGGTGATCATGACGAGCTTGTCGTTGTCCCACTTGCGCATCATGTAGTGCGGGTTCGCCGCCCACCGTTCGAAGCCAGCAACGCTATCTCCGGTCAGCCCCTCGCGAACGAAGGGGTTCTGGGCCATCTCGCCGATCTCCTTGTAGAGAGCCGCCTGATGGTTCCCCATCTTGACGACAGCGGCATCGTAGCGATCCGAACGCCCGGGGCGTCGATCCACCACGTAGTCGTAGACCTGGCTGTTGAAATCCCGCTCAGCACGGGCGCGGTCCATGAACCCCTTGGAGTTCCGCGAAAGGTACTCGTCGAGGGCGGGACGGTAGGTCTTCATGTAGTCGGTCGCCCACGTCCGCCAGAAGCGATCCTGCTCCTCGGAAGCGGCAATGCCGTTGACTGCGCCGTTCTTCTTGCCGACGCCGTCGTTGACCAGCCCAGCGCCCACCCGGGTCAGGGTGTTCGGAGACTTGTCCATCTGAGCGTAGAGGTCGACACGGGCACCGAGGAAGGCGGACTTCTCGATCTCGTCGTCGCCCACGAACTCCAGAGCTTCGTCGTTCAGGAACTTCGTCTCTTCGGGAGCCCTGGCTGCGCCGGTCGAGCCAGCCATGTTGATACCCGGGAGATCAGCGATCTCGCCATCGGCATACCTTCGGGCCTGATCGGCCACGGCTTGGAAGCGGACGGCCTCTGTGAGGGTCGCTGGGTTGCGCGAGAGCGCTCCGACGACACCACCCACGCCGAGACCGAAGACCGAGCTGTAGAGCATGTCCGTGCCATCCTGATGCGGATTGACGGCCCAGCCCACGGCACCAGCCGCAGCGCCACCGGCAGCACCAGCGACACCAGCGTTCAGTATTCGGTACATCCTCTCGGCCCGACGAGCGCCGACGAACTGCGGTGCCACCGTAGCGGCCAAAGCGTCAGCCCCGAGTTCGACCGGATCGAGCATCGCCACGCCCATGCGCAGCGCCGTACCGGTGAAGCCAGCCTCGTTGAGCATCCGCTGCTGCTGGACGTCCTTGAGGATTGCCTCCTTGGTCGAGACGTAGTGATCCTCGGAATGAGCCTGTGTCAGCCACGGCCCGTAGGTCTTGGCGTCAGCGCCCAGCTCCTTCAGATCGGCCTCCACGCGGTCGGTGGTCAGGCTGAAGTTCGGGTTCTTGTCGGTCTCCGGGGGCGATTCGAACAACCATGCCGTCGTGCTCTCGGAGTTCCAAGCGGCCTTCGCCAGCTCGCCTACCGAGTGCTCCTCGCGATCCTCCGGTGCGTAGTTGTTCGGGTTCGTGACGTTGTAGGGGATGTTCGCGCCCGAGAGCGGGTTGCCCCTCTGGTCATACTGGTACTGAGCCGCCTTGATGTCGTCCTGGCTGGGAGACGCGAGATCAGCCCCCTGCTCCACCGAACGGTTCATCTGGTTCTGCGACAGCCATTCGTCAGCGTCACCGACGATGCCACCGAGGAGAGCCGTGGCCTTCGCCTTATGGCCTTCCATCTGCTGCTCGACCTTGTCCTTGACCGTGCCGGGAGCGCCGCCGTTGTTGGCATCCGACCGATTGTAGAGCCCGGGCCGACCGGCGTTGATCGTCGAGTACATGTCGAGGAGACCCATCCCGGGCTTGAAACCACGGTCACGGAGGTAGCGGCCAGACGCCTTCACGGCTTCCTCGACCGACATTCCCTCGTAGTAGCCGTACTGCTTCCGCTGGGTTTCTCCCATCTGGATCAGACCACGGTGCTGACCGTGCTGGGTCGTCGGGCCTTTCTGCCAGACGTCAAAGGTGCCACCAGTCTCGTAGGACATGACCGTGGCAAGGTCGTAAGGGCTCGCGCCCAGTTCTTTTGCCTCTGCCACGATGGCTGCTGCGAGGGCTTGGCTCATAAGTTCTCCTAATGAAAAAAGGCCCCGGAGATTATCCGAGGCCGAACTTGGGTTTAGTCGTTGAGGACGGTGTCACCGACCTTGATGCTGGGAAGTATCTTGCCCCACCACTCACGCCGCTTTGCTGCGGCTGCGTCGATGTCGTTCTCCCACTTCTTCATTTCTTCGCGGTGCTTCTTGAGATCGGAGCCCCGGAGACGCCCCCAGAACTTGCCGCCCTCGTAGCCCTTGAGCACGAAGCCACCGTCGTCGCGGGTGACAATGGCGCGACTGTAGCGCTTCCCAGTCTTCTTCCAGATCGGTGCGCGATCCTTCTCGGTGTACTGGAAGCTGTACTTCTCCTTGGTCTTCGGATCGATCCACGACTTGGAGCCATCCTTGTCGACAGCGTAGACGAGACCCTTCTGCGAAGCGGAGTGATCGAACACGTCCTGCCTAAGGTTGCCCCTATCGTCCTCGTCCTTCCGCTCGTTCCATGCCTTGCGGATACCGGCCAGCGTGAGGACTGCGACTTCCTGCCGGTCGTTGTAGAGCGGGACCGCGACATTGTCCTTCGACACGATCTTGAAGCGGCCACCGGAGACATCGCCCCCGAGCGGCACGATGGTCAGGTCCTCGGGATCGAGCCCAGAGCGTTCGATGACCTTCGGGTTCGCTGCGATGAACTGGACCAGAGCTTCGTCCACGGCGTCGGGGAATTGATCCGGCACATCGAGCCCGTTCAGATCGAGGAGCGTACCGTTGTGCGACTGGGTGTTCGCCTTGACCGCGTTCGCCGCCATGGTGATCGCTTCCTTCGGCTTAACCCCGGCTGCGACCATCTTCTGAGCCAGCTGTGACACCTTGGTCTTGACCGTCGAGAAGTTCGTCGGATCGCTGTCCGTCTCGATCCCGAACCAGCCCTTCTTGGTGGACAGGTTGCCGATCTCGCCGTCGATCTCGCGCTGGAACTTGGAGACCTGCTCCCGGCCAGCGGCGTCGAGCGGCTGCGTCACCTTGATGGCGAACTCCAGAGCTGCGTCGTCGGACATGTCGAGATAGTCGGTCGCTTCGACGAATGCCTCGGCGAAATCCCGGTCCTTCTCCTTCGTGTAGGCCATGATCGAGTTCTTGCTCTCCTGACGGAGCTTCCGGTAGACGTTCAGCTTGTTCATCAGCCGGTCCTTGCTCTCCGGGTCGCCGATCATGTCGACGGAGGCCATATCGGCCATCCCGGTCAGCGTCTGCTCCAGCCCCTTGTGGGTCACGCCCTGACGACGATAGTCCCGCAGCTCGCGGAACATGGTCTCATCCGGGGTTTCCTTCCGGTGCTTGGCGATGAGCTTGGATTGGCGGTCGTGCTCGGCCTCGACGGCCTTGCGCTGGGCTTCCGCCGTGAGTGCAACCTCGCGTCCATCCGGGGTCTTGATCACCCGGTCGACGATCTGGTCACCGTTACCAGCCTTGAACAGCTCTACGTTGTACCCGGCGATACGCTCCTTCTCGGAAGCCTCGAACTGTTCGCCGATAGCCTTCGCAGCCGTTGCCCTGACCTGCAGAACGACATCCTGCTTGTCTTGATCCCCGGCGAACGATCGGTCCATCCCATCGCGGCCCTTGCGGGTGTGATTGATGATAGCCAGGGCGACTTCCGGGTGACTGCCGGCGATGCGCCGAGCGGCGTTCAGGACCTCGCCTTCCAGCGCTTCCTCGTTGACACCGAGGGTGCCAGCCTTGCCGAGGACCGGGAGCTGGTTGAACAGGTTCTTCGTCAGTTCCTTCGGATCGGTGCCAGCCTCGGATTGGCTGTCGATGAACGTGCTGATGAAGTCGAAGGCGGACTGCTGCTGCGTCTCGACGAACTGCTCGGTCTTCCGGTCCATCTTGAACTTGACCGACCACTCGCGGAGGGCCGAGGCGTTCTTAATGAAGTTGGAACCGAAGTTCGGGTCCTCCTTGTACGGGCTGTTCTCAATGTACCCGTTGATCGCGTCGGTGATGTGCTTGTCGGGATCGCCGCTGTCCCAGTCGAAGCCGCGGGTCATCTGGTCCTTCAGCTCGTTGGCGAAGAGATACCCGGCCTTACCCCCGGCGATAGCGTTGGCGGACTGCTGTGCCCACTTGTCGGCGAATACCGGGAGGGCACCGCTGTCTACAGCCTTGCGGGTTTCTTCAAGGGACATGCCCTCCATCTTCCGCTCAGCTGCCCAGATGGCCTTCTGCCGGTCTTCCTTCGGAGGTTTCACCGTGGAGGCGTAATCCCCGATGCTGTTCGAGAATGCGCCGAGGGCCTGAGCCAACGACGCCAGTCTGTTGTCCGTCGCCGGTCGGGCCGGAGCGGCGTATGTGTCTGATTGAATGGGAGCTGGACGCAGAGCGACGTTGCCCTGCAGCTCCGGTGCCTGAACCCGGCCCTGTGCCATGCGTTACGTTCCTAGTTGCTTGTTACGCTTGTAGCCTGTGAAGGCATCGAGACCGCCACCGAGGACGCGGAGAGCCGCATCTGCGAATGACGGGGGTGTTCCCTGATCGACCGAATTGATCCGGCCTTCCGCCTGAGCGGTGGTCGCATCCATCTCGCTACGGAGATAGCTGGTCTGCATCTGGAGGTTATTGTCGAGGGTCCGTTCGAAGCGTCCCTGCTGACCGTAGTAATCGGCGATGAGAGCATCGACCGACAGACCAGCAACGCCAGCCTCACCGGCAGCAACGGATGCTGTGGCTCGACCCTTGGCGCTCTCGATGTTGAGCTTCTGTGCCTCGTCAGATGCCGCCGCCTGTTCTTGCAGGATTCGGTTCTGGGTGGAGGCCATGGTGTTGACCGCAGCCCTATTCGCCGCGATCCGGTTGTTCTCGTAGACTTGCTGCTGTGTTTCGTACTGCTGCTCTTGCGCCTGAAAGCCCATGACGGAACTTGCGGCGCTCATGGCAAACTGACCGACAGCCAAGCTAATCGGGTCTAGGCACACGGTTTTGACCTTAGTTTTGCGAACTCGATGAATGGTCGCCGCTCGACGCCGAACTCTGGCACGACCCTCAGCATTGAGAAGCCTAGCCATTTGAGCCAGCGAATGTGCGACCGGTTACGGGCATCGACGTGATTGCCCAATAGCGGATAGAGGTCGTGCAGCTTGTTCAGCCAGACCGGGCTATCACGCAGGATTTGCTTCTTGTGCCGGAAGACGTCGTCCGATGTGACCATCCAGACCAGACCGAAGTACGGATGCTGGTCCACGGGGGAGACGCCGAAGAGGCCAATGCATTTCCCGTCGTCGTCGATGAAGGCCCACGCGAGGCGATCCTCTTGGATTGACCACGGAAGGATGAACTGCGGGGCGATCCCGTGATGCGCTAGGCACTCCCGGCGATCTGCTTCCCTGAGGCGCGGAGCCAAGGAGACGGCGTCCGCCACCTCGGCCCTGCGAATGGTTACCAGTTAAATTCTCCGGTTTCTCTGGACGTACTCCCCGACCCATTCCGCCGAGATGACGGAGGAAGGCAGGTAGCTGTCGTTGACGATGTCGATCTTCACCCGGTTGTTCTGGGCGAGGATCGGCACGGCGAAGTTCCCGTCCTTGAGCGTGGCAATGCCAGCCTTGTTCTCGGGATCGCCCATGAGACGACCGTTGTGAACGTAGGTTCGCGTTGAGCGGCCCAGAGGCGTGACCTCGACCTGAATGAAGGTGGACTTCGAATACTGCAGGATCAGCTTGATCAGCTGCAGACGGCCCTGCGTGACGGCCAGCGATCCACCGCCCTGGCTCGGCTGACGGATGAAGATGTCCGAGAGCCGGTAGCGCATGGTGTAGCTGATGCCGAAATACAGGTTCTCCTGCCTCAGATCGCCCGAGAGCGTGACGGTGTCGACGCCCTTGTCGAGGATCTGAACCTTGAGGCCGTGAGGCGAAGCGCTTCCTCCAGTTGCCCCAGTTACGCAGATGTAGTCGTCGCCGGTCGGATCGAACGGAACAGGAACCACGGTCTTCTTGTCGTAGGGATCGTAGATGCGCCCAGTCTTGCTGGTCACGAATACGCGCCTGTCGAGATTGACCACGAACTCGCCGCCCGGGTCGACTGCTCCCGGCTGGATGTCCATCGTTTCGAAGAACACCGAACCGCCCCGGCTCACCACCAGCAGCATCTTGCTGTCGATGAACTTGAAGTTCAGGATCGCCGTGACGCCGGGGAACTCCCAGCGAGACCAGCTCGACTGGAGCTTCTGGTCCTGCGCCCAGTAATATTTGTAGACGTAGAGAGCCGCCACATCCTTCGGGGAATAGACGGCCAGCATGTCTTCCTGAGGAGCCGCAGCCATGAGCGTCGGTCCACCCGGGATATACTGGGGTACGTGCGATGTGGTGTCATCCGCCTCCGCGTTGCCCGTGTCGGGCTCCAGCGAATACTCGCGGATCATCGTGAACAGGCCCCGGTCCATGGCGAAGAAGATCGACTGACCGCTCGACACGGGTGCGACCTGAGGTGCGCTCGGGAAGGCCGTGGACGGACGGATCGAGACCGTCTTCGGGGTGAGCAGCTCGTTACCCATGAGGATGAACTGCCGCCTGTCGGAGAAGATGACCAGCCGGTCGAACTGAGCCTCGGCGTAGTGGAGGATCGAGACCTCGGCCCCTACCCCAGCTACGTCAATCGGATCGTCGTCGAGCAGCGCCGTCGCGGTCGCCCTCCAGAAGTCGAAGTAGCTCCCGGCCCGGGACATGATCACGGATTCCTTGGACAGGAAACCCACGCGGTTCTTGAAGAAGAACACGTCGTTGATCTTGGCCCCGACGAACGAGGGCTGCGGACAGGTCTTCTCGTCACCAGCCTTGCGGAGGTCCCACGTCGCTGGCTTGAACGTGAACGTGCCATCGGCCTCGCGGACGAGAACATGCGGCATGGAGTTAGCGTCGAACGAGGTTTTGATCCCGGGCTGCGGGACCTCTTTCCAAACACCATGCGGATGGTCGTCGTTCTTAGCGTCGAACCGGACGTAGTAGTTGTCGAACTCGTTCCCTGCCGCTCCGGTGATCTGCACGGCGGTATTGTGGACGCACTGCCGGGGAAGCGAGGGGAAATCCTGCGTCTCGTTCTGGATGACCTTGGACGCATTGCCGTTGAAACCGTCGTCCAGCTCGGCGCGGAACGTGGTCCCGTCATTCTTCTGGACGTAGATCGTGGAGCCGCTCACCTTGGTCGCCCATCCGTTCGCTGCGGTGATGCCCTCGGCTGCGAGGTTCTTATCCGTGGCCTTCCAAGTCCAGTTCCCGTTCTCTTGGCCGTTGACGGTCTTCTCCAGCGAGATGGTCTTGCCGTTGAGCAGACGCTCGGCGATGAACGTGCAGTCCACCGCAGGAGACTGGGCAGCGCTGTCGCCATCCGGCGTCCGGTACTGAGCCTTCACCACACCGTCGATCTTGATCTGGTAGGTGCGCCCGTAGTTCCCGGCTTGGATGTTGAAGATCGCGTCACTCTTGAACGCCGGGGTGGTCGTCGAGGCCAAGCCAGCGGTCTTCGTCTGGTTGACGATGAAGGTGTAGTCGGCGACCGTCGTGGCGCGGAACGGCGCTACTTTCAGGCTGGAGCTGTGCGAGAGGTAGCCGTAGCCGTTCGGGGCGTTGACCGTCTTCTCGATGCCCTTCAGATCGAACACGCGGATGCCGAGCTTGGTCATGAAGACCCAATACTGCTCGGTCCCGTCGCGCTGGATCAGGTGGGTGAACAGCGGTTGCCCGTCGAGGACGTCGCCGAGAGCAGCCACGAACTCGGTCGGGGGCCGCTTCTTGTTGCCTTCGATGATGGTGGAATATGCGTTGACCTGCAGATCGCCCTGAGTGGCGAGGCGAAGGGCCATGGCCTGTTGGCTGACACCATTCGCGAAGTTCGGGATAGACCCAGAGATGCGAGCCAAGATTACGGCTTCCGCAGTCCCGTCACGAACTGGCTGTCTTCCAGCATGCTCGGATCATCGAACTCCAGGTCTTCGTTCTTCAACGACACCAGCGCTTCCAGCTCGTCCTGCTTGGAATACGAGTGGGTGGAATCGTCGCCGAAGTAGCGATCCTGATATTTCCGAGCGGCCCGAACCGTGATGTAGACCCGGGCGGACGACGGCAGCTCCTCGAACTCGAGCCCTTGGATCAAATCCACGGTGACCGGGGCTTCGAATTGGGAGGTCTTGTTCGTCAGGTCGTAGAGCAGCAGACCGCGCTGGACCACCTTGGAGGCAGTCTGGCCGGATGCCGCGAGTTTGAGGACGTTCGGGGGGAGCTGGATTTCCTTGCGGACATCGGGGGTCAGCTCCAAGCCTTCCAGCCGGTTGAACCACCAGCCCCGCGTCTGGACTTCCGCCGAGGTGGTTTTGAGTATCTTCATCGCGAGAGAACCGTCGATGACAACCTCTTCGTCGAGAGAGTTGACCGGGCTTTCCGCAATGGTCCCGAGGATTTCGTTGACAGCATCAAGCTCTGTCAGAGGGGCGAGCCCCAGTGTCATGGATGTTTCTCCGCTGGTTGAAACGAAAAAACCGGAGCCCTGTTAAGGACCCCGGTTAAGGAAGTGAGTGCCGATTAGGCGGTCTTCAGCTCGATTGCGCACTCGGGACGGAGGATGCCGTGGCCGACCGCGTACTTGGCAACCATGAGGGTGCCCTGACGCGAGACCATGTATTCCGTCTCCATCGCGAGATCGAGGAGCTTGACCGTGCCGACTGCACCCTTGTGCATGATCAGCGCGGCGGTGTTGGTGAACACGCCCTGATAGGCGGTCGGGCCGGTTGCGAAGGACTTGCCGTTCGGGAGGTTTGCGGTCTTGACCAGCGGGATGTCCGCGATCTTGACTACCTTACCGTCCGAGTAGGAACCCTTGCCGTCCCAGTCCTTGTTGATGACCTTGGTGTTCTGAGCCAGAGCGTAATACTGCGTCGGCTTGACGTAGCCGTAGCGCTCCGAGGCCGGAACGAACTTCTCGTCGAAGACAGCAGCCGCTTGGAAGAAGGCTTCGGCCAGGATGTCGCTGTCCGTGAGGTAAGCGGCGTTCGTGAGGGCCGAGCCACCCGGCAGACCGTCGACTACAGCGGAAGCGCGAGCAGCGAGAACGCCAACCCGGGCAACGTTTGCGTCGTAAGCCTGAGCGAGTTCTTCGCCCATCTGCTTGGTGATTTCGCCGCGAACCTCAAAGTGGTTCATGGCTTCGTCGATGTTGGCAACGAATGCGTCCGTGAGGAGCAGATCGTCGATGGTGATGACCCGTTCGTTACCCTTGAAGACCGTGCCGAGAACCTGAGTGCCCGGGGTGTGGTAGCGAGCGCCGTTCGTGCGGCCCGTTACCGGGAAGGAGGCGGACTTGCCTTCCTTGATGTTGCGCACCATGTGCTTGTCAGCGAACTCGGTCGTGCGAGCGAACGCTGTGATGACTTCGCCGGTTGCTACCTTGACGAAGTTTGCCTTTACGTCACCAGCGCCATTGGCCTGACCAAGGCGGGAGACAACTGCATCTGCCATAGAATTTCCTGTCGTTGTTCTGAGGTAGAGGACCTCGGAGCAGCACAGGCGGACGACTGGAGATGATCCGGCTTCTAACCCCCGCAAGGGAAAGTCGGCGGGATCGCCAAGTGTCTACTGTGAGACTTCCTTGGTTCCTGTGGATCGCCCTCTGAGAAGAGGCGGGATCAGTCAGAAACATCGGAGCAGGAAAAGAGACCCCCGTGGTGCGCCTCTTCAGGATTAACCGGCTTCAGGCCAGTTGAGCGTCGGGGGTTCGTAGTTCAGAGAAAGGACACATGCTGGACCAAATGAATGATCCTACTGTTGCCCCTATTTGGAGATGTTGTCGTGGAAGGCGATGAGACGCTTCCCACACTCGACTTTCTCCGTTTCCGACAGCTTCAACTTGGCGATCAGCCGGAAGACGTCGGACTTGGTCATCGGCCCGGGTTTGGGCGCTGGGACCGTACTGTCGAAACAGACGCGGAGGTCTGCCGGGAGAACCGGAACCCGCCTGAGGCTACTTCCAGAGGTCGCGCAGCCGGTCGCTGTCAGCGCCACTAAGGCACTCGCGACGAGCATCTTCAAGCGCATCGGCATACTCCTGTATTGCATCGGATTTGGCGGATAGTTCCCTGAGCCTGACGGCCTGTGCAGACGCCAGAGCGGCATCGGCTTCACGAGCTTCGCGCTCCAGCTCGATGACGTGGGTGGCGGTCGCGAGATCGCGCTTCAGGTTGGCGACCTCGGCTGTGTGTTTGGCATCGAGACGGCCCTTGCCGTAGATCACGCCGACGACAGCCAGGACGATCAGGATCGGGGTTACCCATTTGAGAACGAAGGGGGTCACTCGGGTCCTTGTGTTGGAATGGGTGAAGAGAGAACCCGTCGCAGGTCCATGTGTCCGACTCCGGTGTAGATGCCATAGAAGAACGGCGGGAGCGCAGACAACGCCATCGCGGCCCCGTCCATGCTCTTGGATAGAGCGAAGAACAGAGCCCCGAAGGATGCGAGGGTATTTAACGCAAGCCAGACCTTGGAGGTCTTACGCTTGGATGGTTTCATGCGGGATACTTGGCATGTGGAAGCTGCCAGTGCGGGCCGTCCTTGAAGGACTTCCAATCGCCGCCCCACTCGATGGCCACTCCGACTTCCTTCGCTGCCTTCTTGATGGCTTCTGCGAGGGGGTAGTAGTGCGGCCAGTGCCACGACACCTTTCCGTCGATCAGCGGAGCAATGTCCACTGCATGACCGGTGAGGTGACGAGAGCGAAGAGTAGTCGATGCGCCCTGAGCCACCAGCTGCTTTTGTCGAGCCAGTGACCGGACGCCTTCCAGAATCTGAAAGTCGACGGGGGTGATTTCGATTGCTCGCTTGACGACCTTGACGAGGTCAGGGTGAACGCCTGTGAGCTTGGCAAGGCTTCCACGGCCCAGAACGTAGGCCATGGTTTCCTTTCGTTAGATGGAGGATCGAGCGATCTTGGCTTCGATCTTGGCGCGATACGCCGGGTCTTTCTCGTAGCGAGGATCGCTCATCGCCTGAGTGACTTCAGCCCACGAACCGAAGGCGTCGGCGGTAGGGCTCGGGGCCTTACCGTTGAGGAGGCTACCGTCACGACCGTTGGCCGCTTCGTACTTGCTGCGGAGTTCCTTGATGGCCAGCTCAGCAGCCGTCACGTCGGCGTTCGCGAAGGACGCATTGTAGGCCGTGATCTCTGCGGCGGTCATCGACGTGGATGCCCAAGCGAACATGCGGTCCAGATGGTCCTTGCCACCGGCTGCGTCCGTGAGGCGACGTTCGACGGCGTCGGCGCGAGCCTTCTGACCTTCGATGAAGCTATCGACGAACGCCTTGTCGAAGCCCTTGGCAGCGAGATCGGCGTAGGTTTCTTCGGA